TAGTGAAATCGCCCCGGGACCGGGGGCCGTGATCCTATAGCGATCCTATCAGTTCAAACCAGCGAGGAAGCGGGACCGTGCGCCGTGTTTATCCGGGATCGTGGCCATTGCTGGCAGCGAATCGCGCTCTGACAGCTCATCGGTGGTGAATCCTGCTAACACTGGACCAAGGGCCGGGGATCGCGTCTCGAGGTCCGGGGATCGGCTCAGATCGTCCCCGATCGGACAGCATTGCTCCAGCCCTCCCGGTCCGGATTATCAAAACACAACATATGGTATGCACAAAAAGGCCAGGGATAAAATGTGCATTATGGAACGCGCATGATACGTGGCCTGTAGGTAATGAGAATATTCTCATTTGGGCCGACCACTACATATTGTGCCCGGGTCCCCCGGCCAATAAAGGTTATCTACTAGGACAGAACGACCATTCCAGAATCAAAAATCTCGGCCCTAGGGGGATTTCCCCAGCTTGGTGCTTGTGCAGGTTTCGCGCTAACAAATACGTGAAAAAACAAACAAGTTTTTTTATAAAAAATTAGTTATAATTAGCACCGATAAAGTCTTATACGTTCTTATACATTAGGCGCAGAAATGGTTGATTCCTCCTTGGACCCTGACGAGCAGAGATTGAAGCTTGAGCTGAGGTTAGCGCAGCTAGATCAAGTGGAAGCCTGTCACGAAAACTTTGTCCCCTTTGTCCGCTCGATGTGGCCAGAGTTCATTACGGGCAAGCACCATGAGATCATTGCCGAGAAGCTAGAACGGGTGGCCAAGGGCGAATTAAAGCGTTTAATCATTAATATGCCGCCTCGTCACACAAAGTCTGAATTTGCTAGTTATCTTTTTCCTGCATGGATGATCGGAAAAAATCCGGATATGAAAATTATCCAAGCAACGCACACCACGGAGCTTGCGGTAGGTTTCGGACGTAAAGTAAAAAATTTATTAGAACGCGAAGAATATTTGGAGATTTTTCCTGATGCAAAACTTGCCGTCGATTCAAAGGCTTCGGGTCGTTGGGACACCGCCCGGGGTGGTATGTATTATGCTGTTGGGGTGGGGTCTAATCTTGCTGGTCGCGGCGCTGACTTGTGTATTATTGATGACCCTCATTCTGAGCAAACAGCTATGTCTAACAGTGGCTTCGATGATGCATGGGATTGGTACACGGGTGGGCCGCGCCAGCGTCTTCAACCGGGAGGCGCGATAATAGTTGTAATGACCCGGTGGTCGGAGAAGGACTTAACGGGCCAATTAACGCGGAGCATGGCCCGCGATCCTTTGGCAGATCAGTGGGAGATAGTAGAATTTCCTATGGAGCTACCTTCTGGAGAACCGTGCTGGCCACAGTACTGGAGCCAAGAAGATTTAACGGCGGTCAAGGCGTCTATCCCTCTGAGCAAGTGGAATGCTCAGTATCAGCAGAATCCCACGGGCGATGAGACGTCTATCTTGAAACGGGAGTGGTGGAACCTTTGGGAGAAGGAGAAGGTACCGGCTTTAGAATATGTAATTCAAAGTTATGATACTGCTTTCAGCAAGAAGCAGACGGCGGATTACAGTGCTATTACTACGTGGGGTGTTTTTTTCCCAAACGAGTCAGGGACTCCTAATCTCATATTATTAGATTCTGTAAAGGGCCGATGGGATTTTCCAGAATTAAAAGCTAAGGCGTATGAGTTGTATCGGTTCTGGGAGCCTGAAACGGTTATTATCGAGGCAAAGGCAAGCGGAACGCCGTTAACGCATGAATTACAGAGCATGGGTATTCCTGTGGTAAACTTTACGCCTTCTAGGGGTAATGATAAAGTATCGCGTGTACACAGTGTCGCTCCGTTGTTTGAAAGTGGAATGATCTGGGCACCCGACGAGACTTGGGCAGAAGAGCTAATAGAAGAGTGCGCTGCGTTCCCTAACGGGGAGTTTGACGATTTGGTAGATAGCACCACACAGGCATTGATGCGGTACCGGCAGGGTAACTTTGTACAGCTACCCTCTGATGATTGGGACACCCCTGAACCCACACAAATTCAGTATTACGGCTAAATACTATGAAGCTAAATAAATTTTTTAAAAATAAAATTAATCAGATAACCGAAGCAGAGATTGCCGATCTTTCGGGTTTTGAAGACCTTGATATTTCTAATACCTTCGCAGAAGGTACAACCGGTACAGGTGCCACCCCGGTTCTTAGCTTGGAAATGCAGCAGATAAGAGAGCAAATAAACAATATAAATTCTCAACTTGCAACGCGCACGGAAACCGGACCAGCGTTAGAGGCATTAAAGCGACAAGCGTATGCAGAATTCTTAGCGTTTGCTTTAGGCAGCGACGGGGTTAATTTTACCAAAGAAGATTTTGCTGAGGCTTTGTCCATAACCCCAGAACAAGCGCAAACCCAATACTACGAGTTTGATCTCACCGATGTGGAGCCGTTAGGTTTAACGTATACCGATAACGTTACCAACGCGGGGGCAAATTCTACCTCAAATGGTCTTGGTATATACGGGGAAAGCATTCTTCCGGAAGGCATGAAGCGTAGCTGGACACCAACCGCAATCACCGCTGAAGACGTATCGGTTCCAACCACCTATGGCCTTATGGATGCGGCCACGTTAGAAAAATATCTACCTGCGGATATGACACGAAGGGTTAACGAAGTTACGCAAAATACCCCTGCTTACTCGGTGGGAAGCACGTTGCCCGCCGGACTTTTTGACGCTATTAATTTTCCAGAACAGACCATTAACCGTGGTGTTCCGGTAGTTACTAAAGGAATCGATGCACAAGGGAATCCGACCACGGGTATTACGATGGGTAATGCTGCCGCGACACCTTCTGGCGCGAACATAGGACAACTAGACATTTCTACCTTGTTGCCCAGCACCGGCATGGGGATCAATGCCGACGGCTCAGGTACCGCGACGGTAGGAACCTTAGACACTACGGGTAATATTGTTGCCTCCAGTGCAGATACGTTAAATATGCTAGACACCGGAATGGGTAATGTCAGCGCCGTGGACCCTAATGTTTTGTCCACGGCAGGTGGTGCTGCACCCGTATCAACGACAACGATGGTCACGGCCCCCGGTGGTTTTCCGGCAGCTTCTCCAGTAGGAACACCAGTAGGTACACCAGTGGTCCCTCCAGTAGGTACACCAGTGGTCACACCAGAAACCCCTGCTCTCACACAAGCTCAAGTCATACAAAATTTATTTAATACCTCGCAGACCAAAGACATTGCCGCCCAGAGGATAGGTGATTATGCCGCGTCGGTAGATGGGGGCATCACAGCCGAAGACATTGCAGCAGCGGTAACTCCTATCCTTTCTGGGCAGATGGAATCTCCCAATACGTTTGGAATGGCCCCTGTAGGCTCAGATGGCGCCGCTCAAGTGATGGGAGCCGTCCAAGATTTTGGTTACGGCACAGTAGGTGATCAGTCTTTTATAACTAACGATGCATTAGTTGACGTCGCTGCTCCCACCTATAACCCGGCAGAGGCTCAAGCTCGTTTGCAATATTTAGCCACTCCAGAATCTGCGATAGGTACGGGGGATTATACGCAACGGGAGCAAGCGATCCGGGGGCTGGACTTCGCGAACCGTCAGGGCATGACCTTGGGTCAAGCAGGTGAAGGATTTGGCTTGGACAGAGCAGGCGTAATAAACAGAGCGAAAGAATTGGACATTGACCTTGGGTCGTTAGGCTTTGACATAGAGACAGGCGTGGGTACCGGCTTTAACCAAGGTGGTTCCGTAGATACACAAGATAGAAGTCCAGTAGAGCTACGGCAAGATGCTGTTGGCTCACGGCTCATGCGACAGACCGGATTAGCCAGTTTACAAGGAGATACAATGAGTCCCGAGATGGCAGGTACACTAGATCGTATTATGGCTAGGAGAAAGTAGAGCATGGCTAACGGTAATGGCGAAGGCATCACTCCTATGGTTGAAAGATCAGTTGGTGTTGAGATTATGGAGGACGTTGAGATAGGCGCTCCAAACACCAATGGACTAGGTGAGGACGCCTTGATTGAGATAGAGATTACCGAGTCAGACGATGGCGGAGCTATTGTAGATTTTGATCCGCAAGAAAACGAAGAATTCATGGATGATGATGGTGATTTCGACAGGAACCTTGCCGAAGACATAGATGACAGTGTCTTGGGAACCCTATCTGCTGATCTACAGGGGCAGTACGAAGGTAATCGAGAAACTCGAAAAGAGTGGGAAGACACGTATTCACAAGGGCTTAAATTATTAGGTTTTAATTACGAAGACCGAACGCAGCCTTTTCGTGGTGCAACGGGCGTTACGCATCCTTTGTTGGCAGAAGCCGCCACCCAGTTCCAAGCACAAGCCTACAACGAGCTATTACCTCCTGATGGCCCGGTTCGTACCGTGGTTATGGGTGCGTTAACCAAAGAAAAAGAGCAACAGGCCAAGCGTGTTAAAGAATTTATGAACTATTACATCACGGATGTAATGGAAGAATACACGCCAGAGTTTGATCAGATGCTTTTCTATCTCCCCTTGGCTGGTTCCACGTTCAAGAAGGTGTATTACGATGCCGGGTTAGACCGTCCTGTCAGTACTTTTGTACCGGCGGAGAACCTTGTGGTTCCTTATGAGACAACTAGCCTAGAAACATGCCCAATTATCACTCATGTGGTACCTATTTCGGCTAATGACCTGCGAAAGCAGCAAGTATCGGGGTTTTATCGTGATGTTGAGCTAGAGGCGCAACAGTCTAGTCAAAGCGAAATAAGGAACGAAATAAACAAAATAGACGGTATAGACCCTTCTGCCACGGTTAATTACGACGTAAATCTGCTTGAATTCCATGTTGAGCTAGACTTGGAAGGTTTCGAGGACCGTGATGATGAGAACGAAGAGACAGGTATCAAGCTTCCGTACATTGTTACGATAAGCGAAGAGAAGGGTACTGTTCTAGGCATACGCAGAAACTACGCAGAAGACGATCCGAACAAGGCCAAGATTGCTTACTTTGTACATTATAAGTTTTTGCCGGGGTTTGGCTTCTATGGGCTAGGTCTTATCCACACTATTGGTGGATTGTCGCGTACAGCTACAGCCGCATTGAGGCAATTGATCGATGCAGGTACGTTGTCTAACTTGCCAGCGGGATTCAAAGCCCGTGGCCTACGGATCAGAGATGATGCCGACCCGTTACAGCCCGGTGAGTTTAGGGATGTGGATGCTCCCGGCGGTGCGATACGAGATAGTTTGATGCCGCTGCCGTTTAAAGGCCCGGATCAGACATTGTTTCAGCTATTGAGCTTTGTGGTAGATGCTGGACAACGGTTTGCCACGATTACTGATATGAAAGTTGGTGACGGCAATCAGGGTGCAGCGGTAGGAACGACAGTTGCTATGCTGGAGCAAGGTTCCAGAGTGATGAGCGCGGTACACAAGCGTCTTCACTTTGCTATGCGAAAAGAGTTTAAGATACTCGCTAGAGTTATGCACGAGTATCTGCCACAGGAGTATCCTTATACTGTTGCGGGCGGCGAACAAAATGTGATGGCGCAAGACTTTGATGACAGGATTGATGTAGTTCCTGTCTCCAACCCGAACATTTTCTCGCAGGCGCAAAGGATTGCGTTAGCTCAGTCTCAGCTAGAACTTGCCATGCAAGCGCCTGAGTTGCACAACAAGCAAGAAGCTTTTCGTAGGATGTACGAAGCGTTAGGTGTGCGAGATATTGATAGTATCTTGAAAGCGCCTGAAGTTGCGGAGGCTCTTCCAAAAGACCCGGCACAGGAAAACGTGGATTCTATGGAGGACACGCAGCTATTGGCGTTTGAGGGTCAGGACCACGATGCACATATAATGGCTCACTTGACCTTTATGGCTAGTGGTATGGTGCAGCAAATGCCTAATGTCATAGTGGGCTTGCAAAAGCACGTTCTTGAACACGTAAAGTTGAAATCCAGAGAACAAGCTGCTATTCAGTTTATGGAAATAAACCAAGGACAGCCTGCAAGCGAAGATCAATTGTTGCAAGTGGAAGCGTTAGTAGCGCAGATTATTGCGCAAGAGATGACGGCACTACGCGTGTTAAGCCAAGAGATAGCCGGTGGAGGGGAGCAAGAAGGCCCTGATCCTTTGATTGCTTTGAAGCAACAAGAGATAGAAATAAAGGGACAACAATCCGCCGCCGACATAGCTAATGATCAAGCTAAGTTTGGCTTAGATGAGCAAAAGCTACAGGAAAGAAGTCGTCAGTTTGATGACCGTTTGGAATCACAAGAAGGCCAGACCGCAGCGCGAATAGAGGCGTCAGACCGACGCGAAATGATGAGACTACGTCAAAAGGAAGGTAGAAACCCATGAGCAGAACAGTAAAGACAGGTGGGGCCAAGCCCCCAAAGACACCTAAAGCCACTAGCTTTGAAGTAATAACCGACCAAGGTAAGGCTCCTTTTAATGATTATAAGGTAATCCCTACTCCCACTAATCTTGGAAAAGGTACCGTCACTACTGGTACCTGTCGAGGCATGGGTGCAATGCTGCGTGGTGGTAAATTCACAATAAACTAGGTGATATATGCCCCTTACAAAAGGAAAGACTAAGAAAGCAGTCAGTTCTAATGTGAAGAAGTTAAAAGGAGAAGGGTTTCCGCAGAAGCAAGCGGTAGCCATTGCCTTAAACACCGCCGGTAAAGGCCGACGCAAAAAGAGAGGTTCCACATGAAACTATCCTACCTATTAATCCTGTTGCTCATTAGCAGTTGTACTGTTTCTGAGGACATGATCCAAAACAAAGAGCTGTACTGCTCTGGTGTCTATAAAGGCATACGAGCCGTAGGCCGTGTCGCTACAGAAGTTACTACCGGAATAAGTGTCCCAGACGTATGTGACACGATTGACGAAATCGTTTCGGAGGACACCGCTGACGCAACCACCAAAAGTGGTGCGGAATCTGGAAGCGTTAATTAAACTTTTTGTCTTTTACAAGCTGTAGGAGAACTGGCCTATGAACCGGTTCGTTACCTTGGTTCTAGGATTGGCTCCCTTTTTGTTTCTGGAGGCAGTAGCGATGGAAGATGACATGGAAAAGTTAATAGAGACATTGAAGCGGCACGAGGGTGTAAAGAACCATGCTTACAAAGACAGCCTTGGAGTCTTAACTATCGGCTGTGGCAGAAACATTTCGGACAGCAAGAAGCATCACGGGCTAGGACTTAGTGACGATGAAATTGACTATATGCTTTCCAACGACATTATCCGAACCATTAAAGAGTTGTCGTCGGAATATACGTGGTTTCATGATTTAGAAGAGGGCGCAAGGCGCGATGCCATCATTAACATGCACTTTAATCTTGGTCGGGTACGGTTTGCCTCGTTTAAAATAGCACTATCCTACATGGGTCAAGCTGACCACAAAAAAGCGGCAGGGGAGTTCTTGAATTCAAAATGGGCCAAGCAAGTAAAAGGTAGAGCCTTGGAGGTCACGGACATGATCGCGACTAATACTTATGTTTGAATATCCTTGCATAATCCGAAAGATAATTGATGGAGACACAGTTGATGTTGATATTGATCTTGGCTTTGATACTTGGCTTCTTAACCAGCGTATACGTTTGTATGGCATTGATACTCCCGAGTCTCGGACAAGAGATTTGGAGGAAAAGAAATTCGGACTTATTGCAAAGAAATTCGTCCAAGACTTCTGCCCGGTAGGCTCCACAGCCGTAATTAAGACCAAAGAAAAGGGTAAGTACGGGCGTTATCTTGGGGATTTAAGAGTTAGCAAAAAGTGGTTGTGCGCTCAATTATTGCTCAACCATATGGCAGTGGAATACCACGGTCAAAGTAAGCTAGACATAAAAGAAGCCCACTTGAAAAACAGGAGCAAAATAGTATAAGATACTGTCTGATTAAGTAAGGGAATATAAGAATGGACGTTATTCAAGTAGTGCAGTTTATACAGAAAACAACGAAAGAACGACGCCAAAGCGTACATGAAATATTAGGAAACAACGGTATCCGGTCTATGGAGCAGTATCAGAAGCTCATGGGTGAATTGGATGCTTTATTCTACGTCGAACAGGAACTCTCGGGCCTGCTAGAAAAACAGGAGCAATTTGATGTCTAAGAAATCTGCAATTATTACACCTTATGGCGTAAGTGCCACTATACCCGATCCAGAACCAACTATTGAAACAGCGTATGTTTCTGCGGAAGACAGGGTTTTGGACCCGGACAGTATAGATAAGTCGCTTATTGAGCGTATGCCACAGCCTACGGGTTGGCGTATGTTGATACTTCCGTATCGAGGCAAGGGGATAACCTCCGGTGGAATCGCTATTACCAGTACTACTCTGGATGAAGACCAGATACAGACGGTAGTAGGGTTAGTCTTAAAGCAAGGGCCTCTGGCCTATGCGGATAAAGACAAGTTTCCACAGGGTCCGTGGTGCAAGGAACAAGAATGGGTTGTCTTCCCAAGATATGCCGGTTCTCGCTTTAGAATAGAAGGCGGAGAAGTGCGTATTTTGAATGACGACGAAGTGATTGCAACAATTAGCAATCCTGATGACATTTTAAGCTACTAAGGACACGGAAATGGCGCAAGAAAAAAGCAACACACACGAGCAAGAAGATAATCAAGTGGACCTTGATTTTGATGAATACGAGGAAACCACCGTAACGTTGGCTTCGGATGAAGATAAAGAAAAAGCCGAACAAGAAAAGGCGGGGGTGGAGGTTTCTACGGAAACCCAAGAGACTTCTGCTGCGGAAGGTGACGAACACGCGGATGTTTCTAAAAGTGTTCAGAAACGTATTGATCGTTTGACGAAAAAAATGCGCGAAGCGGAACGTCGTGAGACAGAGGCCGTTAACTACGCCAAGAATGTACAAAGCGAGTCTCAGGCACTTAAAACTAAGCTACAGACCGTAGACAAAGGATATTTGACCGAGTACGGGAATCGTTTAAATATCGAGCAGAAGCAGGTTGAAACCGAAATTAAAGATGCAATGGATCGCGGTGATAGCGATGCAATGATAAAAGGCCAGAGAAAATTAACAGAGCTGGCGGTATCGGCGGATCGTTATAAGAATGTTCAACGTTCCAGAGAGCAAGAGCAGCAGATACCGCAGCCGCAGCCTGTTCCGCAACAGCCTATTCAGCAGCAGGCACCCCCCGAGCAGGCACCTGATCCTAAAGCCGAGAAATGGGCTTCCGAAAATGATTGGTTTGGAAAAGATGAGGCCATGACCTTCGCCGCTTTTGGTATTCACAAGGCTATGGTGGAAAACGAAGGATTTGACCCGCAGAGTGATGACTATTATGATGAGCTGAATGGTCGTATACGGGGCAAGTTCCCGCAAGAGTTTAAAAACGGTTCTGGCAGAAAACCCGTCCAAAATGTAGCCGGAAATAGCCGCAGCAGAAGCAAGGGACGTAGTAAGAAAGTAGTACTCACCGGAAGCCAAGTCGCTATTGCGAAAAAACTTGGGGTACCGCTAGAAGAATACGCGAAATATGTGAAAACTTAGGAGAATTTGAATGTCTGACACCAAACAAGGTTTTGAGGGCACTAGAACTCCTCGCGCTACCAACACTAGAGAAAAGACTGAACGGCGTAAGCCGTGGGCACCCTCCTCTAGTTTAGATGCACCGCCTGCGGAAGAAGGTTACAAACACCGTTGGATACGTTCAGAAGCTCGTGGCTTCGTAGATACTAAAAATATCTCTGCAAGATTGCGAGAAGGGTACGAGTTAGTTAGAGCTGACCAGCACCCTGATTTTGAAGCTCCGGTAATCGATTCAGGTAAATATGAAGGTGTAATAGGGGTTGGTGGGCTAATGCTTGCTAAGATTCCAATAGAGACTGTGCAGGAAAGAAACGCGTACTACAATGGACGCGCTAAAGACCTCCAAGACGCAGTTGATTCGGACTTAATGCGAGAGAATGCCCATAATTCAATGACGATCAGCCAACCTGACCGTCAAACGCGTGTAAACTTTGGTGGTCCTCGAAAAGAGTGACCCTAACCTTTTAGGAGATATAGTCTCATGGCAAATCAAGAAACTGCCTATGGTCTACGTCCTATTGGTATGGTGGGTAGTGGTGTCAATTCAACAGGCATCACAGAATACGAGATAGCAAGTGGCAACACTAACCCTATCTTTAACGGCGGAATAGTCGTACCCCTTACTACTGGATTTATAGATCAAGCTGGAGCAACAAACGGGGGCACAACTCAAGCCCTTGGTGTGTTAACTGGCGTTATGTACCACGATGCAACTCAAAAGAAGCCTGTTTGGCTTAACTACTGGCCCGGTTCTGGTGGCGTAAGTGTTGACACGAATCATCCTGTCATGGCTTATGTTGCTGACAACCCTAACCAGTTGTTTCAACTAGCTTCTGATGCAAGTACGTCTAATAGAGCAACTGCTCAAGGGTTTGTTTTTGCTAACGCTTCCCTTGGAACATCTGCTCGTGTTGGTTCTACTGACACAGGTTCTTCTACTTCTCAATTGAATGTGGCAAGTGTAGCAGCGACTGCAACGCTTCCACTTCGTATTGTTGGGTTAGTAGACGACGTAGCAAATAGCGACTACACCGTGGCGGGTATTCCGTTCATTGTGCGGTTAAACGCTCACTTCAACTCGGGGACACGTAGTTTTGATTCACAAACTACGGCTGACTCGACTGGACTTAACTAAGGAGGCTGATTATGACTATTTCTCGCGCTCAATTAGCGAAGGAACTAGAACCCGGCCTAAATGCCTTATTTGGGTTGGAGTACGACAGGTACGAAAACGAAGCAGCGGAGATTTTTGAATCTGAAGGCTCTGATAGAGCTTTTGAAGAAGAAGTCATGCTGTCTGGTTTTGGTACGGCACCTGTTAAAAGTGAAGGTAGTGCAATTAACTTTGATAACGCGCAAGAGACTTACACTGCTCGTTACACAATGGAAACTATTGCCTTAGCTTTTTCTATAACCGAAGAAGCTGTAGAGGACAATCTTTATGATCGTCTGGCCGCTCGATATACTCGTGCATTGGCTCGTTCTATGGCTCAAACCAAGCAAATCAAGGGAGCAACGGTTCTAAACAATGCGTTTTTAACTACTTCTCCTATTGGTGATGGCGCGGCACTTTGTTCTGCGGCCCACCCTAGTTTGTCTGGTAATCAAACCAACTTGTTGGCAACACCTGCCGATTTGAATGAAACTTCCTTGGAAGAGATTCTTATTCAGATTGCTGGTTTTACTGATGAGCGTGGCTTAAAGATAGCGGTTCGTGGTACTAAGTTAATGATTCCTAAAGAACTTCAGTTTATTGCTGAAAGAATCATCAACTCAAACCTACGTCCCGGTTCAGCAGATAACGACATAAACGCAATGAAATCAATGGGTATGCTTCCAGAAGGAGCGGCTGTAAACCACTTCTTCACTGATGCCGATGCGTATTTTGTTAAAACTGACTGTCCAAATGGTTTTAAACTCTTCAACCGGACTCCGTTGAAAACGGCTATGGAAGGGGATTTTGACACTGGTAATATGCGGTTCAAGGCTCGTGAGAGATACGCTTTTGGTGTTTCTGATTGGCGTTGTGTCTTTGGCACACCGGGCGCATAAGTAACGGTTGTTACTAAGAAAGGGCGACTGTTGTCGCCCTTTTTTTATTTATGTATACTAAACAAGTCACTGACTATTTCATCCTGAGATAGACACTTGCCACGACAGGAGACACTACATGGCTACTCATTTTAAAGGCCCAATTCTTTATTCATCTGCCCGTAAAGGGTTAGAAAACTTAAACACCGGTATGTGGCCGGATCAATGCACCTTATGGGATGATTTTGTTGTCGAGCTAGATACCGCTTGGACCATTATCAAAGATACAGGCGCGGCCGTAGCTATTGCGGCGGATACAGCAAATGGCGTACTAACAATCACTTCCACCGCTACCACAGATAATGACGGCGGCTCTGTACAAGGAAATGAGGTATTTCAGTTACCGGCAGAGCAAGGGCAAATGTTGTGGTTTGAAGCCCGTTACTATGTTGATTCTCTTAACGCTGGAGGCGGTGCTGGACAAATGGACACGTTTATAGGACTTACGGAGAACTTCGTAACTAACCCTGAAAACGGTTTAGACCGAGCAAATCGCATTGGTTTTCAAATGATAGATGGCGCGGCAACCTTGCAAACCGTTGTAGGTACAACCGGTCCTCTTCTTAGTGCTTTCAGCCTACCAGCAGCTAATAATGTCGTAGATAACGCATACCAAACAGTCGGATTTACTTTGACTAAAGGTGCGGCGACTAACGGCACTAATGTGGCTAAATTCTTTGTTAACCGACAATTGGTTCACACTGAAACAACCTTTATCACCACTGATTTAATCACTCCTGCGGCAGTTTCCATAAGTGGGGATGCTACTGGTACGAAGGTTATGGGTGTGGACTACATAATGACTTCGGTAGACAGAGTTGTCTACTAAGCGTACTAGAGCTAGATTAGATAGCGGGGAGTTTAGGGGGGATGACCCCTCTACTCCCAACGTTAATGAAGCTTGGGAGAACACAAACATGACAGAAAAAAAAGAAGCGGCTGTTAAGAAAGCACCCGCTAAGAGTAAGAAAGCTGTCCCACCCATAGGCAGTGCAGAGCGCAAAGCTATGGTTCTTCGTGGCGAAATTAAGGAGTAGGGTATGGCCGGTTCTGATACTTTTTCGACCTTTATAAACCCTGCTTCTGTCCCGCTTGGCGTGACAAACGGGATTTGTCTGGCTCAAACAACTGCTGGAGCAGCTAATTTAACGATTAACGGAAGTTTAGCAACACTTGGCGTCGCAACGTTCCTTCCTGTCAGAAATGTAACCGTTACCACCGCCAGCGACAACCGTGGAATCACTTTCGTAGTGACAGGGCTAATAGGGGATGGAACTACGGTTGTTGAGAATATAACGGGTCCGGGTGCCGGGTTGACGGTAGCTAGTACGTTCCTTTTCTCTTCTGTCTCTCAAGTAGCTGTTTCTGGCGCTGTCACGGGGAATGCAACAGTAGGATCGGGGACTACCGTATTAGCTACTATTTTTGCAGGACGCACTCGTTTGCGAGGCATCTATTTTGTAAATACAGGTACCGCAGGCATTTTAGATTTCCAAAATGGAAATTCGGGCTTTAGCCCCTCTCTCTTAGAGTTTATGACCTCCGGCGGCACTACAAGTGCGGATTATCCGGATATTCCGGATGAAGGGGTGTTGTTTTCTGATGGGGCTTACTTAGTTTACTCTACAACTATTAGCACAGGAATTACGGTGTTCTTTAACTAATGGCCACCACTAAGAATGTGACAAAATTGCCCAGTGGGCGAATAAAATACAGGGATGAAACGTTTGCTGGGTACAATAAGCCGAAAAACAGTAAGAAAGGCGCTAAAAAAAGCGTTGTTTTGGCGAAGAAAGGAACGGAAGTAAAGATGGTTCGTTTTGGCGATGCCAACATGACTATCAAAAAAGATCAGCCCGCTCGTCGAAAAAGCTTTAGAGCAAGGCACTCTTGCGACACAGCTAAAGACAAGTTTTCAGCAAGGTATTGGTCCTGTAAGGCTTGGTAATATGTTCGTAGAAGACGTTATACAAGAAGAGATTAGGTCGTGGTCTAAAGAAGCGTTAGAAAAGATCAATCCTAGCTTTAATGGTATGCCTGCTTGCCCTTATGCCGAAAGTGCTTGGGCCGAAGATAAGGTAGCTATTTCCTTTAAAAATTCTCAGTCTTACCAAGACTTAACAACTATTGTATCAACTTGGGATGATCAGAAAGAGCTTGTTATATTGGTTGACCTTAAATATCAACCGAAAAGAGAAGACTTTTACGATCAGATTAACGGTTTGAACGAAGCCATAGCAAATGGTATTTTTATTGAAAAGGACATTTGGCTAATGGCTTTTCATCCAGACGACAATCCAGAAGAGATTGTCTATGGACACGATGATTTAGTCAGTGTGATAGATACAAGTTATGCCATGATTTTTGTGCAGCGGTTAAGTAGGCTACATGAATCATCCGAAAAATTAAAGAAATCAGGGTATTACAAAAATTACGAAGAGAAGTTTGGCTTAGACGATATGCTAAAAGTACGTGAAACTTATTACCGGAGACTTAAAGATGAAGAGTAAAAATCAAGGTTATAACTCCAGACTAGACGAGTCTATGGGTTCCAGAAACGGCAGCAAAACTCAAAGTATGGCGTCTCGTAGAAATGAAAGTAAAGGCACCGAAAAAGCTGCGGGTAATAGGGCTTTCTCTGCGGATTCTTCTATGGATAAGACTCCTCGTCGCGCAAACAAAATGTCACAAAGAGTTGTAAGGCTAGGTAACGGTGGCCCAGCGGGAACGATTTCGTCTACGGCTGCTTCCGACCTAACTTCCCAGCACAAGAGAATGGCAATGGGGGACACTGTTTCTCAAGGCACTGAAGCGGTCCGCATGAACAGGGGTGGCGCTGCAATGAAGAAGATGAAGCGAGGCTCCGCACCCGGTGGTATGAATAAGGGTGGTGCCGCAATGAAGAAGATGAAGCGAGGTTCCGCACCCGGTGGTATGAATAAGGGTGGCGCTGCAATGAAGAAGATGAAAAGAGGTACTTCTCCGGGAAAAAGGAGTAGTTAATGACCACCTCTAGTTCTACTAATTTCGATCTGGATGTAGCAGATTATATAGAAGAGGCTTTCGAGCGGTGCGGACGGAGTGTGCGTACAGGTTACGACATGAAGTCGGCTAAACGTTCGTTAAACCTTTTATTAGCAGAATGGGCAAACCGTGGCCTTAACCAATGGACTATACAAGAGAGTACTATACAACTAGCCGCTGGAATAAGAGTGTACCCGGGCGGCACGTTGACCATGAGCGTTGCAAACTCTGCTGCGTTTAGTGTTGGTGAGACAGTCACAGGTGGTATCAGTGCCGCGAGTTGCCAGATAACCAGTAAGCCGACGGCTACGTCTTTCGCAATAAC